ATGTTAGCCATGTCTATACCGTTTTTCTGATCTATGTCTGGCATTACGCAAGAGTGATAAAGTCATTAGAAGGATTAAACCAAATCTGTCCGTTCGTGCCGTCAAGCATATAACCCACAACTCTTACAATATCTCCAGTAGCGGTAGGCGCAGCACTTGTTACGTGTCCAGCCGTAGTGCTTACGTACAGCTCGTCACCCGTAGCTTCTGTACCGTCGATAGCTCCAGCAGCCATAGTGAATGTACCCTTCAACAACATACCGTTCGTATCTGAAGCTGTCCCAAGTGCAATAGCGAGGAGTACGCCCCCTGAGCTAGAAGCTGCATCAGCGTCTGCCTGAGCCCAGTTGCCTGAAGAGTTGTAGTAGTAGAGATCGCCTTGCGTCATGCTTGTAGTAGCGCCGAAGTATACTACATCCCCTTGATAAGAGAAGTCTGTATTCGATGGTTTTTCGTACTTGACTTCTTTAAACTTGTCGATAGTAACCCCGTCAGAATCGTCTACAGTAAGCTTGGGCAAGCCAGATACATCGTTTACACTGAAGATAGTTCCAGTAGTGCCTGTGTCTACCTGGAAGAGGTCGTGCGTACCATCGTGGATCGTGAAGGTTTCAGAAGTCGAAGAATCCAATTCGATATCAACGTCACCGTCTACATCTAACGTGGCGTCTGGATCAGTATTACCAATGCCTACATTTCCAGAGTTATAGTATATCTCGTTAGTGTTGACTGTAGTCCACTGAGAGCTACCTCCTCCTGATACAGTCCCTGGCTCCCACTTGCTATTGGCGTTGTCCCAAACAAGTGCCTGACCATCTGTAGGGGCTACAGTGCTGGTGTCTACGTCTGAGAGATCGTCGATGCTTGCAGCTGCTATACGTGCGTCTGCTTTAGCGTCAGTGAAATACAGGTTTGTAGTACCCTCAGCGATGTCATCTGTGTCAAGCACTACGGCTCCAGTCTGAGTATTTACAGACGTGACACCACCAGTTTGATTAGCATATTCTAGTGCTGTAGCTCCTGAGTTTACAACTAATACTTGCCCAGCCGTTCCAATTGTGGGGACATCACTAAGATCTGAAATGCTTGCAGCAGCAATGCGCGTGTCTACAGCAGAATCTGTATACCCAACCTTTGCGTTGTTTGTAGCAATATCGCTCTCCATTGTGTCGAGATCGACAGCTTGAGTAACGGAGATAAACGCAACCTTAGTTGAATCAGCAGTCGGGTAACTTACTTTAGCCGTGTTAGCTGCAACCGCTGAGTTAGCAGCTACGCGAGCGTCTGTGTAATAGAGGTTGGTCCCTTCTGTTACATTGCTTGTACTTGGGGTGACGAAGGTGACAGCACCTGATCCGTCAGTAGCGAGAAGCTGATTGGCTGTACCGTCAGTGGTGGGGAAGGCGTAACCTGTGGACGACGGATCGTTCACCTGAATAGCACCATCGATTCTAGCGCCTCCATCTACGTAGAGGTTGATGCCAGAAGAAGCATAAGACGTGTCAGAGTTTATAGAAAGGCCATTATTAAAGCCATCAAAACCTATTTTGCTTTTGTCTATAGGTGCGGCGTCTCCAAGAAAACTTATATTGGTTGTATTAGCAGGAACCGACGCCTGAATAGAATTGTACATAACCCAATTTGTACCGTCCCATACAAGCGCGTTGTACAAAGTACTAGAGCCTTGGGTGACTCCATTCCAGTCATTGTAATCAACGTCAGCATCACCCAAGTCATTCAAGGATGCTACTACAGATGCGTCACCAAACTCCAATCCATCGCCTGCTGAATTAACTTTTAAAACTTGAGTTGCAGAACCCACGGTAGTTGGGAAATTGTACTCGCTAAAGGCAACAGAACCATCTTCATCTACACTAAACTTTACATTTTCGTTGTTATCAGTAACCTTGAATTTTTGACCAGATTCGTTATCGTCATAATCAAGCTTTACAACAACATTGCCGTTTGATCGAATCTCAAGATCATCAGGAAATACAACATCACCAGGCGGTGAAGCCGACGCTGGAGCAATAATGGATGTGCCATTTCCAACAAAATTTAAACTCTGCGCCTGTAAATCACTTTGAAAAATGGCGTTATCCTGGAAACTAGATGTCCCCGAAACACTTAGGCTTCCCGCAGTTATAGAAAGGTCTCCGCCAGACATCAAAACTTCCCCCGTAAATGCGGATGGACCAGTTGTATATAAGGTGTTTAGGCTTGTCAGCCCTGTAAAAGTCTTAGCGCCACTAATTGTCTGAGCCCCGTCAAGAGTGACCATATTAGAAATCTTCTCCCTCTCAGCAGAAGTTATCTCATTCTTAGATACGGTAATATTGTTCTGTACCTCTGGTACGGTGACTACAGTCGTGGTGTCGCCAGTCGATATGGTGATGTTGGTTGCCATTATACGCTTACGTCTTCATTGATTTTAAACGTACCGTAAATTAAAGTAGTAACCTTATCTCCTTCGCTGTTATCGGTCATCTCGATGTCGTAAACATAAAGCCCAGCAGAAGTTGAGGCCATGATTGCTGCGGTGGCCGTAAACCTAACGACACCATCCGTGGCGGCTGCTCCCACGCTAAGTGAAGTGAATGCCGCATCAGCCGAGTCTTGTACAACTATCTGCTTTGTATCGCCCGAACCGTCAGTATCCTCTGTGCTCAAAATAATGGTTGCGTTGCCATTAGCGTAAGCGTCTCCCTCCTCGTCGGTAGTTCTAACCTCCATCTTAAAGGTGTCGTTATCGGCCACCACAGAGGCTGGAGTAGACGCGTTATCCTTCAGTGTCAAAGACAAATCAAATGTGTCGCCTTTCCTACAGGTGATGTCCACCCTCTGAGAAGTATCTAAGTTTATTGTTTGCGCCATCTTATTATCCTAATATTTCTGATGTAATGTCTCCAGCCTGCTGCTCACCTTCGAGCTCGCCTCTCTCCCCTTGTCTCTGAGAGATAAGCTTGCTTTGCTCTACGGCCTGCTTCTTAACCCGCTCGTCCTTCCTGTCGTCCTTCATGGTTTCTATAGCAGCTTTAAATTGTTTTTCTGTATCTACACGGGTGCTGTAAGCCTCAGCCTTGATCATCTCGATCTCTTTGTTAAAGCCGTGCTTCACTTCTTCTAACTGCGCCTCAAGCTGAGCTTTTAGCTGTAGCTCTTGCGCCTTCAACTGCGCTTCGAGCTGCATTTCTTGTTGCTTCGCTTCAGAGGTCGCTTGAGCTGACTGCTGCTGAATCTGTGCTTGCTGCTGAGAGTTCTGCATGGCGATTTGCTGCTGCTGAGCCATGCGCTTCTTGCGGCGAACGATTAACAGCCTTTCAGCCTGATTTATGTCTTTCAACTGACGCACAGCAATAGCATCTTCCAAGTCGATTTCTTTCTGAGCCAAAGCCACCTGAAGATTCTGCTCCAAGTACTGCCGTTCGGCCTCTTCCATCTCTTTGACTACGCGAACACCGAAGTTGTACATAGCCAGGTTTCGGAATGAGCTCAACACGCTCATATTCTCTTTTCCGATAGCATTTTCATAGATGCGGTACAACACTGAATCTGGATGAATGACCTGTACACACTTCACGATGTCGCTACACACTTTCTTGTACAGCACCATAGAAGAATTCGTGATGTCGTAGATAGCGTTATTAGCAGCAGACAAGGCTTGCTGGCGCACACCCACCAAAGCGTCAGCTTTAGGTGAGCTAGCATCCATAACCTCGTTAATTCCCGTAGCATCACGAATCATCTTTAGGTAGTGGTTGTACAAACCGATAAGCTCATTGATGTTTCGAATGCTGTTGCCAATCTCTCTGATTGGAGGGTTTTGGAATCCACCCTCTGGATTCTTGCTTCTGTAGTAGAAGACACCCGTCTGCTCGTATATATCGTGAAGATCCAGTGGTTGCAACTCCCCGCCTTTGCCGAGCTGAACATTCTCCAGCCCTTCGATGTCGATGATAATACCGTCAGGCTTAGCCTTAGCTACTGCCTGCTGAATCTTCAAATGTGTCAGCTGCAACTGATCGGCAAAACCGATACAGCTGTCTACCATAGACTTCGGCATCATGTCCAGTATGTTCGTAGCACAAACAGAGTAAGACAGGTTTGTACGAGAAATATCGTGGATATTCTTTGGGATGTTGTTTTTCTTTCCGTAGTTAAACAAAAAGTCAGTTCCCAAGATGTGACATCCGCCGTATACAGAAGCATTCTCAAGCTTCATTACTTCTCTGTTGAATACAGAGTTCTGAGGCGCTTTGTAGTTCTCTCCTTTTGAGTAGAAACCTACATTCCCATACTTGCTTTCTTTCGACTCGTAGTATTCGCAGTCTACTGACATAAACTCGAAGTCGAGGACCTCGATCATATACTCGTCGTAACCGAAGCGAGAAACGTTGTTTACTCTGTCGTAAGAAGACTGATTAAGTTTAGCGGCATCATACCCGTACTTCTTCTGGGCTTGCTGAGCGATTTTCTTGTACTCTTCTTCTGTAAACTGATCGCCAGCCATACGCTTCAACTCCTGGATAGGAATATGGCGGACGTGACCCGCATAAACCAAGTCTCCGAAGTTCGGATCTTCAGTAAAGCTATGAACAAAGTTAATCGGGTCTACATAACTAGCCTTGAGCCCGTACTGAGGATCGTTGTCTCTTTTGACTACAGCCATGCCCAGCACTGCCAAGTCGTTTACGCAACGACGAAGAATACTGTCATTAAACTCGTTCCACTCCAGCGTAAGATTGGTGGCTATCTGAGCTGCAATCTCAGATGACGACTTAATGTTGTTGCCAATGAAGATTTCAGCCTCTTCAAGTGTGTCTGGAATAGTGTTGGAATCCATTCCGACCACCACGCCAGTCTTGTCTTCGATTTTACGCAGTTGATTCTTAGCCGCAATCATCATCTCCAACTTTCTTCTATCTTTATCTTTTTCAGAAGATGAGATAGGGTCTACAGCCTCCAGGTTTGGATAAGGGTTGAGAGAGAGGATTTTGTTTACTACAATCCTTACGAACTTGGGAAGGATAGGGACTGGAGTGAAATCCAGGTTGAGCATACTTCCGTCGCCGTTGTTAGGATCTAGAGAAGTAAGAAGCGACCTGTAGATAGCTGTATCTTGTGTGCCGTTCGCGTATCTGCGATTCTTTTCAAACGTCTTCTTTCTGTTCCCGTAAACAGAGTTTTGCTGATCTATCTTTCCCCACTGCTGGTATATGGACTTCGCATACTTCAGCCCATACTCCCTACCTTGCTTCACCTCGGAAGGAGCTAACGGATCTGGAAAGTTAGAAGATTTTTTATTGTTACTGTACATCTGCAATGAGTAGAGTATTTTAACTCAATGCAAATATAGTAAAACTAGGAGTGCCAGACTTTTGGCTTGTATGTCCTGAAAAACTTCTTGTCGTTGAAGCTCGGCTTGGGCTTTTCTTTCTTCGCTTTTTGAGCCGCGAGAAGGGCCAGTCCAGAGCTAATCGTCAAGTCAAACTTAGTTCTCTTTTCAATCTTGTATCCAATCCAGTCCTCCAGCGTTCTATTGAATAGCATCTGCCCCATCTCTCCAGATTCGGCTCTCACCCCAACGTGATCGTGGATGTAAGCCTCGATAGCCTGAGCGTGAGATTGAATCACGTCCTGAGAGTTCGAAGGAATACCCTTGGTTCTTACGTTAGTAGACGAATTAGGGTTGCGCAAGTGCTGAGGGCGATCCATTAAGTAGCCGTCGTAACCCCTTGACTCAAAGTATCTTGCAATCCCGTACTTGTTATTCTCTATAAGCAGTGGATACCCGTAAAAAAACGCACACATCAGCACGTCTTCGTAGAAGATACTAGCCAGATCTGGACGAGAAGCATACTCTACTACGAACATATTTGGCGGCACATCCATGTTGAATTTGTTATACATATGGAGCGCACCCTTAGAGCCTCTTCCGTCTACTGTAGCGTCTAAGTCGTAGGAGTCAACTCCCCCTACACCGATATGCGCGTTGGGAGCTATGCGCTTGCCTCGGTCGTCCGCCTTGTTGTTTCTCAGGTGGTCAGGGGGTAACCAAGAAACATGAAACCTACCATTTGGGTCTGGAGAGAACACAACCTCTTCGTCTTTCACCCTCCACACAAAGTTACCTTTGACTACAGGATTTGGATACAGGTTGTCATTATGCTCAATCTGTTGATAGATCTTGCCAATGTTAAACAGGCTGCCCTCAATGCTGTCCCTGAATGCTTCATCTGGAGTGAAAGGGAACTGTCTAATAATCTCGTTGAGCTCAGACGGGTCGTCCTTAAATGAATGACGCTCGTTCTTAAGATAGGCTCGACTTCCCTGATCTATCATTTCTCCGTCAATACCTTCTAGCTCTTTTTCTGGCTCTTCTATAACTGGATTCCCATACTTGTCGAAGAATCCTTCCAGCGCTTCGTATGCTGGAATGAAGATTCTGTACAATCCTGATCTGGTTCTCCCGTTGTTGTTTCGCTCGCCAGGGTCAGAGTCATTCCAAAGACCTTTGTACTCGTCTCCACCTTTATTCATAGGGTTTACCGTACTCCCAACCAGAGCCTTGCCTACTACTCGCTTACCAACGATAAGGCATGTACGTTCTATGCGCCAAGCTTCTCGGATATCAGTAGGTTTCTCCCATTTTCCAGCCTCATCCAGGTATAGCATATGCAGCTTCTCACCGTCGTATGCATTATTCGTGGTGTTCTTCCAGTTGACGACTGTATTCAGAGCGTCACCGCGCATAGAAGTCTTATTGTTCTTTGTAATGCGCTTCGACGGCTCACGGAAGGCTAGCTCCATACGCGGGTTGGTAGTACCGTCCTGGATGGGCTTGAAGAAGAAGGGGTAGCTGCGGAATATCGCAACTACTTTCTTCATGAAAATGTTTTCCTGAGCGTCTTTACCAGTCTTTGACTGAATCCCCAAAAGCTTCTCTTTAACTTGGCTAGCTTCGTCAACAAGGACAGCAGAGCATACATTAGTGTAGCCAGAACGACGACACTTAGTATATAGCTGACCGAAACAACGGGGATCAGCTT